GGAATCTGGACTCCCAGTACCGATACCGACTCTACCACTGGAGTCGATAGCCATCGCCTGAGTACCATTTGTGTCAAACCTCAACTGGGTACCGTTTCTGAAAATACGGTAACCATCATCACCCCACGAGATCGTGTAACCATCGCCAAGCCTGATGTCGCCATTCGCGATTTCCAACTTTTTTGCAGGACTCGCAGTACCGATACCGACGTTGCCGCTGGAGTCGATACGCATCCGTTCGGTGCCGCCACCAGACGAAAACAGCATTGCCGACTGCGCGTACAGGCCAAAATCGGTCGTGGCCCCACCAGTAATGATGGCGTTGGCGGTCCCGACGTAACCGACCTGCGTGCCATTGTACTGGAACCCAAGATAGGTGCCAGATACGTTGTTGAAGTTACCCGTCCCCTTCACATCTAGCGTCTCGGTCGGACTAGTGGTACCGATACCAACACGGTTATTCGTTGCATCAACAAACAGCGTATCCGTATCAACGGTCAGGTTACCAGTAACCGACAATGAGTTGGAAAAAGTCGCGGCGCCACCACTAGCAATCGTCAGATTTGGAGCGTTATTGGTACAGATTTGCACAGATTGCGCCAAATCCGTTCCAATAATTGCCGCATTTGCGGAAGTTCCACTAATGATACTACCACCAGTAGAACTTTCGAGCCCAACAACTACAGACCCACTTGTGTTAGAAAATCTTTGATAAACACCACCAGTTGTTGCCGAATTAGCAGCAATAAGCTGCCCTGTGGTTTTTGCAATAGTTAGGTCTGAGGCAATCGTAACACTGTTCGGAAGTCCTACAGTGATCGTCTGACCAGAAGCAGAGGTTTCAATCTCGTTGGCAGTACCGGCAATCGTAAAGGTCTGCGAGTCTAGATCGACCTGACCCGTACCAGAGTCTCCCGCAAAGTCGAGATCCTGAGCAGTGACCTGAGAATCGACGTAAGCCTTGATCGACTCAGAGGTCGCGAGCTTGGTGGCCGACGCGGTAGCCATCGTGTCATCGTCGATAACACCATTGACCGTCGTCGTACCAGCAATCGTCAGGTTCGTGTTGGCCGTGAGCGTGGTGAACGTACCAGCCGCAGCAGACGCACCACCAACCACCGCACCGTCTACCGTACCACCGTTAATATCTGTGGTGGTAAGTACAGAACTAGCAAGAGTCACAACGCCAGTTACGTCAGCAATAGATCCGGCTGAAGTGCCGTCTTTTGCCTTAATTGTAGTTACTTCTAGGTTGGTAGTATCAACAGTTGTTGCATTTGCAGTAGTGAAGGTTCCAACAGCCGGAGTTGCTCCACCGATGGTAGTACCATCAATGGTACCGCCGTTGATGTCAGTGGTCGTCAGGACAGACGAGGCAATCGTCATTACGCCGGTCGTGTTTGCGATTACCGCAGACTGAACACCATCGTTTGCGGAGATCGTACCGACTTCGATGTCGGTCGCGTTGACCACATCGTCCTTAAGAAGCACGGAGTCAATCGTGACACCGGCATTAAGGGTCGTCTCAGCAATTGTATCGGCGGTCAGCGTATCACCCGCAGACATGATGAGGTTCGTGCCACCAGACGTATTGCCGTTAGCAAGGATCTCAGCAAGTGTATCTACGGTTCCTACCTGAGAATCAACATATGCTTTAATTGACTCAGAGGTGGCCAGCTTGGTAGCAGAAGCTGTGGCCATGGTATCATCGTCAATAATACCATCAACGGTCGTTGTTCCTGCAATAGTCAGGTTGGTATTTGCTGTAAGCGTAGTTACAGTCGCGGCTGCGGCAGACGATCCACCAATCGTGGTGCCATCAATGGTACCCGCATTAATATCTGTCGTGGTTAAAACAGACGACGCAACGGTCATTACGCCCGTCGAGTTTGCAATGCTGGCAGACGCAGTACCATCGTTTGCAGATAGATTGGTTGCCTTGACGGTCGGGGTAGTTAAAGCAGTAGTGACGGTGACATTCGCTGGGAGACCGATTGTAATGGTCTGGGCGGATGCGCTAGTCTCAACTTCATTGCTTGTTCCCGCAACAGTAAATGTCTGACTGTCGAGGTCTACGGCACCGGTTCCGGTATCACCGGCAAAATCAAGATCCTGTGCGGTTACCTGACTATCGACATACGCCTTAATACTCTGCTGTGTAGCAAGCGCAGTTGCAGAGTCAGACGCCATGTTGTCTTCGTCAAGAATGCTAGAAATAAGCGTAGTATTTCCAGCAGTGAACGAGGACAGGTCGAGCGCGGTCGTCACCTCGACGACGTTTGCGGAGGCACCACCGCCGTCACTGTAAATAATCTTGGTGCGGCTGGCGGCGACGGTTACGGTAGAACCGGATCCCTGACTAAGAATCAGGCTGTAGCCACCAGTAGTAGCGTTTTGAATGGCCCACACTTTGCTAACGCTATTCGGATCAATGGTAAGCGTAGCATTTCCAGAAAGGGTCCCTGTAACCTTCAAAAACAATGCACGGGCAGCGGCAGTACCGCCATCGGTCATCGTAAGATTCTGAGAACCAGTAATGGCCAAGGTGTCATACGAGAAAGCCTCGGCAATCAACTCAAGGTTCACATTGGTTGACGCACCCCAAGTTCCTTCCTCATCACCAGTAGCAATCTCCTTAAGGCGGAGATCATTATCATATGTTGCCATTATTTAAACCTTACGATTGCATTTTGTGGGTCAGCGTTGGGGAATGTGACTGTAAATGTTGCGGCAGACACAACCCTGTCTAAACCAAAATCAAGAACCACAACAGCCCTGTTTGCATTTGTGCTGTTGTAAATAAGAGCGCCCCTAGCTGTAAACGAAGCACTCGCCCACGAAACATTTTCAAAGTCAGTGAAGCCAACATCACTGGACATGGATGGCTCAATGTTTGTTAAAACCTTTCCGCCAGCCGTGTAGTTAGTACCAGAATCAGATACTTCTCCAGTGGTTGTATACGCAGTGGTTGCAGAATTCAAGGAAGCATTGCTCGTATACAAGGCAATCTTAAAAACATCTCCACCAGATGCAGAAAAATTGTGAAGTCCTTTCAGGACCTCACTTTTGAATGAATTGCAGACTGATTGAGTGATTGCCATTTCTATACTCTAGGCACCCTAATCGTGCCGTCCCTGTATTCGTCAATCGTCATGCGGCCCTCAGCCTGAACCTTTAACAGCGACATAGCTTCCTGATACCTCTGATTGTACACAGACATAATATCAGGATCGCCCTTCATAAATGTGTATGCTTCGATCAGTGATCCGTACAATAAAACACTGTCAGCATTGTCGCCAACCCAAGTAGTTCCAGCAGTGACGATGCTTTCCGGCTTGTAAAAATAATTTAATTCGTAGGAATAATTTGAGTCCGGCGTCGGACCAAGAATAAACTTGGTACTGTCGTAAATAGCATAGTACTGCGGAAATGCAGTCTCTGATGCGTCCGGATATGCCTGACGAATAAAATTCTGGTCCTTGTTAATTAGAAACTTCTGGTCACTAGAAGCGTTCGTTACGCCAAATGACAGCGGAACCAAGAAATCAGAAGGCAGGGTCAAAAACTTATTTGACGCCGTAAGGGTTCCGGTTGCAACAGAGCGACTAACCGGAAGATTAGCAGTTCTATAGATCCGATCCTCAGCCTGCTTTACAAAAACTGGAATGTTACTAACAAACGTAGTTTCTGTATTCTCGCAGTAATCTTGAATCGCAGTACTTAATTGAGAGTAATTCATGATACGGAAATTGTTACAGTGCCAACGTATGACTGTACTGTAATATTGCCATCAGACGACGAGTTGCCATTTCCAACAGGGTTAAAAGCAAACATGCCACGACTCTCAACCAGAGAAGTGTCTGGCCTAGGATTGCGCAGAGATTGTGGATCGGTGTAGTCACCAAGTCTGCCCAAAAAGTTCTGGGGCTGATCCGGATCCCAAACATCGCGGCCCACAAGAAGTCCGGTTTTGATACCGGCCCTGAACTCTGGCACTAAATCAGACAGCTTATACCTAAATCCGGTTCTATCGCAAAAACCAAATGCATGCTCGCCATTTGCAAATTTTGCCATTAGATCATCCCATACCCACCGGGGACAAACCGGACAGAAGAGCGATCCCTATCTTCGGACTGGGCAAGATCCCACTGAAA